GGTTTACGACGAGCGAGAAGCTCTGGCGCCGGGTCTACGCCGACGAGATAAAGGGCAGAGAGCAACACCAAAGGGCCGGCAAGAAGATCGGCCATAAAACCGGCCAGCCGGAGCGATACCGCAAGACGTACAGCAACTTCGACGTCGTGGCCTTGGAGGGCTACGACATGGACTACGAAGACGTGAGCACCTATGTGCATGTGGGAGACGATTGATGCCTGGGACACCAATCAAGCGGGCGCGGCGAGAGAAGGCCGAGCAGATCATGTCGAGCCAAGACTTCTGGGAGCAGCTCTGGGAACACATGGCCGAGGGCAACACCTTGCGATCGTTTGTCGGCGACGGCAGCGCAGGGATTACCTACGGCGGACTGATCCGCAAGATCCAAAGCGATCCAGAGCTTCACGAGAAGTACGAGATCGTGCGCAACGCGAGGGCGCTGGCGAACGCAGAGAGGATCGAGCAGCTGGCCCAGAAGGTTGAGGACGAGCAGATCGACCCGAACGCGGCGAAGGTCAGCATCGGCGCACGGCAGTGGCTCGCCGAGCGAATGGACGCAAAACGCTGGGGAAACAAGATCCAACAGGACGTGAAGATCACGGACACGACGCAGTTGCACCTCGAAGCTGTGCGGAACTTGATGCGAACGGTCGCGAACGTGGAGCCAAAAACACTGACCGTCGACACAGCGACGGGCATCGCCGCAGGCGCGCACGGCACTACAGATCGGGCTGAATGAGAATCATTCGCATCTAGATATGCAGCATCACCCGCATTTTATGCACCGCGCAAAAACGCAACTCACGCAAGTCATTGATTCGCAAGGGATTATCGACGGGACTTCGTATAATACCCATTATGTCAAGTTGTCCACGATGCGGTCGCGCATCGCGTAACTCGTTGATTCTGAAGGGGAACTGAATTGCAAATGAGAATCATTCGCATCCGCGCTCGGAATACCCCCCCCCGGTGGCGCCAGCCCCAGGGGGCGGGCGCTGGCGTAACCCCACATAGGCCGACCCGAAAAAAATGCAGAACCCATACCTAGACTTCGTTAAACGCTACCACGCGGCCCCCGTGGCCTTCGTGGAGGAGGTGCTAGGCGTAACCCCAGACCCGTGGCAAAAACGGCTCCTAGGCCTTCTGGCTGCGGGAGAGCGCAAGATCTCGGTCCGATCCGGCCACGGAACCGGCAAGTCGACCGTGGCTTCGTGGGCCATGCTCTGGTACATGCTCACCCGCGTCCCGGTCAAGGTGGTCGTGACGGCCCCCACGGCCTCGCAGCTCTTCGACGCGCTCTTCGGCGAGTGCCGCCGCTGGGCCAAGCTACTCCCCCCGGCGGTGGGGGACTTGCTCGAGATCAAGTCCGACCGAATTGAATTGCGCGCCAGCCCCGAGGAGGCCTTCATCTCCGCCCGCACCAGCCGCTCGGAGCAGCCCGACGCGCTGCAGGGCATCCACGCCGAGTTTGTGCTGCTGGTGGTGGACGAAGCGCCGGGCGTCTCGGAGGCGGTCTTCGAGTCTGCGGGCGGCAGCATGTCGGGCCACAACGCGACGACGCTCCTGCTCGGTAACCCGACCCGCACCAAGGGGTACTTTTACGACACCTTCCACCGGCTTTCGCCGGAGTGGAAGAACCTGCATGTGTCTTGCTTGGACTCGCCGCGGGTGAGCGAGGACTACGTGCGAGAGATGGCGAGCCGGTATGGCGAGGGCAGCAACGCGTACCGGGTCCGCGTCCTGGGCGAGTTCCCGCTGGCGGACGACGACACGCTGATCGGGCTGGAGCTTGCGCAGTCGGCGCTGGAGCGCGACGCGGTACAGAACCCTGGCGCGCCGATCGTGTGGGGTCTCGACGTGGCGCGCTTTGGCACCGACAGCTCGGCGCTCTGCAAGCGCCAGGCGAACGTGGTGCTGGAGCCTGTGAAGACGTGGCGCAACCTGGACCTCATGTCGCTCACGGGCGCGGTGCTGCACGAGTGGGAGTCGACGGACTTTAAGTCGCGCCCCTCGGAGATCTTGGTCGACAGCATAGGCTTGGGCGCCGGTGTCGTTGATCGATTACGGGAGCTGAAGCTGCCGGCGCGAGGGATCAACGTCGGCGAGTCGCCCGCGATCAAGGGCCAATACGCGAACCTGCGTGCGGAGCTCTGGGCCAAGGCCAAGGCGTGGCTCGAGGCGAAGGACTGCAAGCTGCCGCGTGACGAGCGCCTCGTGAACGAGTTGTCGAGCCCGCGGTATTCGTTCATGTCCAACGGCAAGCTGAAGCTCGAGTCGAAGGACGACATGAAGCGCCGCGGGCTAGTGTCGCCCGACGTGGCGGACGCGTTTGTGTTGACTTTTGCCGCCGACGCGGCAACCCTCGGCGGGTCTTACATGCCGACGTGGACCAAGACCGTAAAGCGACAGATTCGGGGAGTGGTATGAGCATAGATCATCTTGGCGGGTACATACCCGAGGGCGACCGTGCGACGTGGATGCCGGACATTTGGGGCTACCTCGCGCTGCACTACAACATCAAGTCGGTGATCGACGTCGGCGCCGGGATGGGGCATAACATTCGCTGGTGGCACGACCTGGGCTTTGACGCACGCGGCGTCGAGGGGCACCCGATCGCGCTCGCCGAGAGCCCCGTCAAGGAGGTCATGGTCGCGCACGACTACGAGCGCGGCGCGTACGACCCCGGCCGCGAGTATGACCTCGCGATCTGCACTGAGTTTGTGGAGCACGTCGAGCAGGCGTGTGAAGAGAACTGGTTCACGACCCTGCGCCGGTGTAGGTATGTGCTCATGTGCCACGCGCTGCCTGGGCAGGGCGGGCACCACCACGTCAACGAGCAGCTCACGGAGTATTGGATCGACCGCTTCGCCGACAACGGCTTCAAGTGCGACTGGATCACCTCGTGCATGTTCCGCGAGACCAATAACCGGCAGGGCTCTGGCTGGGGCCGCCCGACGCTGCTGTTTTTTGTGAGGGAGCCGTGAAGTATTACTGCATCACCCTCGCCGAGACGCCGGAGCGTACCGAACACGCTCGGGCGCAGGCCGCGAAGGTTGGGATCGAGCTGGACTTTATCCAAGGCATCTTCGGCAAGACGATGCAGGTGAAGTCCGAGATCCCGATGCACACGGACTATTACGTGACCCGCGGCGCGACGTGCCTCGTGTTGTCGTGGCACATTGCGTGGCAGATCGCGTGGCGCGAGGGTCACGAAGAGTTTGTGATCTTTGAGGACGACATACTGCTGCCCGACGACTTTGTGAAGCGGTTCGAGAAGATCCGCGCCGAGACGCCGGAGTGGTGCGACCTCGTGTATCTAAACTCGTGTTGCACCACCGACAAGCCCGGCAAGAAAGAGACCGAGACGCTCTGGGAGATCAAGTACCCGCTCTGCACGGCCGCGATCTGGCACCGCCGGCGCGCCATCCCGACGCTGCAGAAATACACCAAGCCGGCGAACACGCCGGTCGATATCTTGCTCGAGTGGCACGCGCTCCCGCACCTGCGTGTCTTGACGGCGGTGCCGCCGCTCGTGGCGCAGGCGACGCAAGACCTTGAGGTGCCCATGCCTTCGACGATCCACATGTGAGGTGAACGTGAATGTTAAAGCCAAGCGACGTGTTGCTGTTTCAGAAGCGCCTCGACAAGAAAGCGCCAACGAAGCCGGAGCCAAAGAAGCCGCCGGAGCCGCCGAAGGACAGCCCGCCGAGGCCGCCCTTCCCGCCGAAGGCCGCCTAGTCCTCGCCGAGCACCTGCCGCGCTCTGTTTTCTCGCGGATCGAGATACCGGGCGAGCCCTATGCGCCGTGCAACCCCTCGGTCGCGGCGCACCCGAGTGGGCGCTTGGGGTGCATGGTGCGCACCGTCAACTATGAGCTCGGCGAAGAGGACGGGATCTGGTTCCGCGGCGACCCGGCGCCGAACACGCGCAATTACTTTGTCGAGATCGGCGCGGACCTAAAGCCCGGCAAGCCGGTCGCGATTGATGATCGCACGCAGCGTGAGATGCGCCTGCCGTGCGAGCACGGCCTCGAGGATGCGCGGCTCTTTTGGTGGCGCGACGCGTGGTGGTTTACGGCCTCTGGGCTGCACCACGGCGCTCGGGTGCGCACGACGATGGCGCTCTGCCGGCTGAACGGGAACCGGGTCGACTTCTTGGAGTTTTTGCCGAGCCCACACAGCCGGCACATGGAAAAGAACTGGATGCCGCACGTTAACGGCGATCGGCTCTCGGTGGTGTACACACACTGTCCGGCCGAGAGCTACGAGCTCGCGCCAAACAGGCGCCGGCTCTGGCTCGGCGATGGTGCCTCGCTCTCTGGGTGGTCCGGCGGTTCGCAGATCCTCCCGTTTGGGGAGGACTTAATCGGGGTCGTGCACCAGCGCCGCAAGCACCGCAACCGTGTCTATTACGCGCACCGACTAGTGCGGTACGGCAACAGCCTAGAGCCGCTGCACGCCGGGCGCGAGTTTTACTTCTTCGGCGAACAGATCGAGTTTTGCTCTGGCCTGGCCCAGCACGGCGACGGGTACGTGATGAGCTTTGGCGTCAAGGACCGCGAGGCGTGGCTGGTGTCGCTGACGAAGAATCAAGTTGCACAGATTCTCGCGTGACAATAGAGAAGGGCAACTTTCGGCACGGGTGCCGGTTTTATGTATAACCAAGACGGATCACTGATCGAGCAGGCCGAGGCCGAGATCGGCGCCATTGAGCCGATGGACGACACCGAGCTCGAGGCGCTGGTCGCCGGCGAGTTGACCGACGCGACGTCTTTTGTCGACGCCGAGTTGTCGCCGGTCCGCGCCCGTGCCATCCAGTATTACCGCGGCGAGCCCTTTGGCAACGAAGAAGAGGGCCGCTCGCAGGTGGTCTCGACCGACGTGCGCGACACGATCGCTGGGATCATGCCATCGCTCATGCGGGTCTTCTTTGGCTCGAAGAAGGTGGTGCAGTTTGTGCCGCGTGGCCCAGAGGACGTCGCGACCGCCGAGCAGGCGACCGATTACGTCAATTACATCTTCAGCCAGGACAACGACGGCTTCCTCGTTTGTCACTCGGTCTTCAAGGACGCGCTACGCGGCGCGCTCGGGATCGCAAAGTATTACTGGGAAGAAAAGGTCGAGGTCAAGACCGAACACTACACGGGCCTCGACGAAAACGCGCTGACGGTGCTCCTCTCCGAGCCCGGCGTCGTCGGCAGCGCCATCGAGTCGATGGACGATCCATCGTACCGGCCGCCGATCAACCAGATGACGGGCGAGGAGATGACGGTCGACCCGATGACGGGCCAGCCGCTCCCGGTGCCGCAGATCTATAACGTCGAGCTGAAGCGCGAGTACAAGTCTGGCCGCGTGGTCGTCGAGGCCGTGCCGCCCGAAGAGTTTTTGATTGACCGCCGCGCTCGCTCGGTCGAGGACTCGGTGATCGTGGCGCACCGGCGCATGATGCGGGTCTCGGATCTGGTCGCGCTCGGGTACGACGAAGAGGAGGTACGCTCGCAGATGGGGGTGTACGAACTCGACACCAATGACGAGTATCTGGCGCGTAACCCCTACGCAGAATCGTACGGCCCAGGCGGCACGCAGGACGACAAGCGTGTGCTCTACGTCGAGGCCTACATGCGCGTCGACTATGACCGCGACGGTATCGCGGAGCTGCGCAAGGTCTGCACGATCGGCCCGTCCTACAAGATGGTGATGAACGAGCCCTGCTCGCACCGCCCGTTTGCGCTTTTCTGCCCAGACCCCGAGCCGCACGCGCTGATCGGTCTCTCGATCTTCGACATGACGGCCGACCTGCAGCGGATCAAGTCCGCGGTGATGCGCAACATGCTCGACTCTTTGTCGCTCGCGATCCACCCACGAGTGGGCGTCGTTGAGGGGCAGGTCAACATGGACGACGTGCTCAACACCGAGGTCGGCGGCATCATTCGCCAGCGCGCCCCCGGCATGGTCCAGCCATTCTCCGTCCCGTTTGTCGGTCAAGCCGCCTTCCCGATGCTGGAATACTTGGACAGCGTGCGCGAGACGCGCACCGGCATGTCCAAGGCGGCGATGGGCCTCGACGCCGGGGCGCTACAGAGCACCACCCGTGCGGCAGTGGCCGCGACAGTAAGTGCCTCTCAGCAGCACCTTGAGATGATCGCCCGCATCTTTGCAGAGACGGGAATGCGCGCCCTGTTCAAGGGAATTCTCAAGCTGGTCGTGGAAAATCAAGAGCGCCCACGGGTGGTGCGCCTCCGCAACCAGTGGGTGCCGATTGACCCGCGCTCGTGGGACGCCAACATGGACGTCGACGTAGACGTTGCGCTCGGCGGCGGCACCGAGGAACAGAAGGTCGGGGTGCTGACCGCGGTGGCCCAGAAGCAGGAGCAGATCCTGCAGATGATGGGGCCGCAGAATCCGCTCGTGAGCCCGCAGCAGTATCGCAACACGCTCGCCCGCTTGGTCGAGGCCTCCGGCTTCAAGAACGTCGACGAGTTCTTCCTTGACCCGGCGATGATGCCTCCCCCGCCTCCGCCCCCGCCGCCCCCGCCGGACCCGGCGATGATTCTGGCGCAGGTCGAGCAACAGAAGATCATGGCGGACATTCAGAACAAGCAGGCCGAGCTGGAGCTGAAGCGGCAGCAGATGCTCCTCGAGGACGATCGCGCCCGCGACAAGCAAGAGGCGGAGATGATGCTGCGTGCCTACGAGATCCAGCTGAAGAGCGGGACCGCCGTGGACGTGGAGCAGATCAAGGCCATGATGGCCGCGCCGCGTGTCGCGAGCCCGAGCGTGCAGCAGCCGGTGATCCCAGAGATCGGGCCGGCGCCGCAGATGCCGCCGATAAATCAGATGCCGCCGATGCAGCCGGGCATGTAATGCCATGCCGCTCGAGAATATCGACGTACCAGCACCACCAAACCCGAACGTGGCACCGGGGGCTTATGCGCCCCAGTACCACAACCAGATCAACAACCAGCTGAAGCTCTACCTCAACAGGCTGAGCAACAACCAGACGGAAATCGTCAAGTTCATCCAATCACTGACGGACTTAAACTTGCTTGAAAAGACCAACTTTGACGCATTCGGCAGGCTGCGCATGTCGCAGCCCTTTACGCTGTTTGACAGTCAAAACAGATACGCCAAAGACCCGCAATTCGACGAGTCGCTCGCCGGATCGGCGACGTGTTCGCATCTGCCGAACGAGTCGTCGGTGGCGATGGCGGTCACGACCGCCTCTGGCGACGAGGTGGTGCGGCAGAGCAGGCGCGTCTTCCCGTACCAGCCCGGCAAGTCGCTCCTCGTCATGTGCACGTTTGCGATGGCGGCAGGCGCGGATAACTTGCGCCAGCGCGTCGGATACTTTAGTACCGACAACGGCGTATTCCTCCAACAAAAGGATAATGCTTTATCCTTTATTATCCGCAGCTACACCGGCGGGTCCGTCAGTGACGCACGCGAGGTCGCGCAGGCAAACTGGAACGGCGACAAGCTCGACGGCAGCGGCGCGACCGGCATAACGCTTGACGTCACAAAGACGCAGATTTTCTTCATGGACTTCGAGTGGCTCGGGGTCGGCTCGGTGCGCTGCGGCTTTATCATCGACGGCGAGTACATCATCGCCCACACGTTCCACAACGCAAACTCTTTGTCGACGGTTTACATGCAGACGGCGATCTTGCCGGTGCGTTACGAGATCAAGGCCACCGGCACGCTGGCCGCGTCGAAGACCATGAAGCAGATCTGCTCGACCGTCATTTCAGAGGGCGGGTACGAGCAAAAGTCTGCACTGACTTGGGCGAGGGAGACGTCGCCGACGACAAGTATCGGGACGTCTTTTTTGCCGCTGGTTTCTATTCGGCTGAAATCGACAAACCTCGGCGCGGTCGTGATCCCTAACGGGTTCTCGTTCATGCCGACCTCGGCCTCGGATTATTTTGAGGTCGCGCTGATTAAAAACTCGACGCTGACCGGGGCATCGTTTGCGAGCGCGTCAACCAATGTGGAGTTCGACACGGCGGCGACTGCGATGACGGGCGGGACAATCGCGGTGCAAGACTTCACGTCATCTGGCGTTTTGTCGGGAAATTCAATCAACGACCCTAGCGCATACAATTTTGACTCGCAGCTTGGCGTGACGATTGGCGGGACGAGTGATATTTACACTCTTGCGGTGCGCGTGGTTAGCGGCACCGGAGAGGGCATCGGTGCATTGTCTTTCTGGGACTTAACTGACCCCTAACGAGGGAACGATCATGAGCATGGCTTTCCGCGGGCAACCGCAATACGCGCAGTCGCCGATGGGCGGCTACAACATGTCCGGCTATGGCGGAGATGCCATGCAGGCACTTGGTGATATTGGCGGCTTCGGCGGCTTCGGCTCCTTGAGCGGCCCCGCCACGATGGGCGGCAACTACAGCATGTTTGGCTCGTACAACCCGATGCCGTACCAACAGCAGAGCTACACCGGCGGATACGTGCCGGGCTATGGCGCGCAGCTGCCGCAGCAGTTTGGCGGCGGCTACGGCCAAGGCTACGGCAACATGTACGGCGCCGCCCCCGGCGGCGGCTTTGGCTTCGGCTTTGGCAACATTGGGATGCCGCAGATGCAGCAGCCGAACGTCAACGACCTCTTTGGTCAGTACATGTTTGGCCAGTATTACGGGCAGCCGGCCTTCAACCCGTTCCAGGCCACGTCCATGTTTGGCGGTGGCCGCCGTGGGGGCGGTGGCTTTGGCGGTGGCTTTGGCGGAGCTCGTCGAGGAAGTCGGCAGCAATTTCAGCCGCCTGCTGCAAACGCCCCGCAAAGGCCCAGTACGCCAATCACTTATGACACCATGCGGCCGGTGCCTCGAATCTTCGAGACACCGGAGCCGGCCCCGGCGGTTCCAGACAAAAACCAAGACCCAAATTATTGGTACTCTGTCTTCAAGGAAAACAACCCCGGCATCGACGACGCGCGCGCAAGAGAGCTTGGCGAGAGCAGGGCGGCAGCGTTTCGCAATATTCCGGCCTCGCAGCCTGCGCAGCCAACGCAGCCCGCCGCGCCGGCGGGTCTTTACGACACGTCAAACGACGACTGGGGCCGCGGAGAGGGGCCGATTGACGCGTCGCAGTTGCCCGGCGGATTTAACTGGCAGGCGTATCTTGACGCGCCGTCGAACGCCGATCTTCGTGCGGCCGGCGTTGACACGCCGAGCGAAGCTGCGCGCCATTACTTGAAGTATGGACGCGGAGAAAACCGCACGTTGGGCTCTGCGCCTGCCGCGACGCAGCCTGCTGCCCCGACTCAGCCCGGCATGCCGAGCAATATTTTCACGGCGATGCCGTACTACCCGCAAATTGAGCAAGCGCTTCCGTATTCGTTTGGCTCGATCGACATGGGCGCGCTGCCGATGTTTGTCGATAGTTACTCTGGGCTGTACAACAACCCCTTCAGCTTTCGTTAAGAGGACACCATGAAGCAGGGTCTCTATTCAAACATTTGGGCCAAGCGTGAGCGTATCGCGGCCGGCAGCGGCGAGAAGATGAGGAAGCCTGGAGCGAAGGGCGCGCCGACCGCCAAGGCATTCAAGGCCGCGGCCAAGACGGCGAAGAAGCGCAAGTGAAGACCCCGGCGTGGCAGCGGGCCGAGGGCCAGAGCAAGAAGGGCGGGCTGAACGCTGCCGGCCGCGCATCCTATAAGCGCGAGACCGGAGGCACGCTGAAGCCGCCAGTGAAGGGCGAGGCGAAGTCGCCCGAGCAACTGCGCCGGAAGGGATCGTTTTTGACGCGCATGGGGTCGATGCCGGGGCCGCTCTATGATGAGCGCGGCGAAAAGACTAGACTCAAGCTCTCGCTCGAGGCATGGGGCCATCGAGGAGACAAAGAAAGCGCGGTCCGCAAGGGTCGCGGATTGCTCGATGTTTATCAAAAAAGGAAGCAGAAAAATGCCTAGCAAAAGCACCAAGCAGGCCCGCCTCATGGCCGCGGCCGCCCACGACCCAGCCTTCGCCAAGAAGGTCGGCGTGCCGATGAAGGTCGCCAAAGAATTTAACAAAGCCGACAAGGGTGGCAAGCTCTTGAAGAAGGCGATGAGGAAGAAGCCGAAGGGCGGCCTGCTGGCTTGAGCGAGCGCAACCCCTACATCGACTCCCGCCGCGGGCAGGAGGCCAAAGAGCTCCTCGAGAATCCGATCCTCGTGGAGGCCTTTGGCGTCTTGGAGCGCGAGTACCTCAAGGCGTGGCGGCAGAGTAAGCCAGCCGACCAAGAAGAGCGCGAGCGGCTGTGGCTCGCGGTCGGCATCCTCGAGGAGATCCAGCGACACCTTCGCGTGGTCGTTGAGAACGGCGTCATGGCCAAGCGTGATATCGACAAGATCAGCGGCAGGAAATAATCCGCTTGAATCTTGCACAATAGATTTATGAGTGAAACCGGCACGGGTACACCCCCCGGATCAATACAGTCCACGCAGGACGTCTTTGAGCAGATGCTCGCCGCCGACGAAGGCGAAAACGAGCAGCTCGGGGCCGAAGCAACGGACGAGGGTGAGGAGCCTTCCCAGGCAGTCGACAGCGAGTCCGACGGCATGGAGGAGGAGACCACCGAAGGCGAAGAGGAAGCCGAAGAGGCAGCGCCGACGGGGCAGACATTCCGCGTCAAGGTTGACGGGGAAGAAGTCGAAGTCCCGCTGGATGAGTTGCTGAAGGGTTACTCTCGCACCGCAGACTATACGCGCAAGACGCAGGCGATCGCCGAGGCCAGAAAGCAGGCCGAGGCAGAGCTGGCGCTGGCGCGGCAGGAGCGGCAACAGTATGCACAGACCTTGACTGCGCTTGACGCGCAGCTCAAGTCGCTGCAACCGCCCGAGATCGACTGGGACAGGCTCTACCAAGAGAACCCGGTCGAATGGGTGAGACAGCGTGAGCTGCAGCGATCGAGGCAAGAGCAGGCGCAGTGGGTGCAGGCCCAGCGCACCGCTCTGGTACAGAAGCAACAGGCAGAGGAGCAGCTGAACGCGGAGAAGACCCTCGAGGTCGAACGCAGCAAGCTGGTCGAGGCGCTGCCGGATTGGCGCAACCCAGAAAAGGCACGCGCCGAGAAGGCAAAGATCGTCGAGTACGCAACCGGAAAGCTCGGCTTCAGTGTCGAGGAGATCTCGGACGTATACGACGCACGCGCTGTGCTCGCTCTTCGTAAGGCGATGCTTTACGACGAGTTGATGAGCAAGCGTGACCAGATGCGCCCGAAGATCATCCAGAAGGCCAAGCCCATGCGGGCAGGAGTTGCTTCCACGCCGCAGTCGTCAAAGGTCGTTGCATCGAAGGCCGCCCTGTCTAGGCTCGCAAATAGTGGCAGCACGCGTGACGCGGCTGCCGTGTTTGAACAGTTTATAGATTAGGGGATATTCAAATGTCACAGACCGCAAATACCTTTGATACCTTCAACGCGAAGG